TAAACAGCATAAAAAAAGATGTAAAAATTCAATTATTACAAAACAATCATAAAATTTATTAGTATGTCAAAAACAGCAAAGTATTTATTCCCAAGTGAAGCAGAGTTTTTAGGTCTTGAACCTAAGCCAAATGAGAAAAACAGAAAAAAAGCAAGATATTTTATATCTGATGAAGATTATGAAAGAGCTAAAGGAATTGGTATAGATAATTTATCTGTTATAGGAAAGTCTACTTGTAGAAATAAAAAAGGTGAAATAATACTAGAGTGGACTAAAACAAATAAAAGTAAAGAGGATATTTTAAAAGCTCTTAGAGTTGCTGTAGATACTTTGAAAGAAGATGTAACTCCCGTAAAAAAAATAAAAACACCAAAGAAATTTAAGAATAACAACTTGTTAAATCAATACACATTGACGGATTACCATTTAGGAATGATGTCTTGGGCAGAAGAAACTGGTTCTGATTGGGATTTAAAAATAGCAGAGGACACTTTAGTTAAATTCTTTGAGGTTGGTATATCACAAAGTCCAAAAGCTAACGAGTGTATATTTGCTCAAATAGGAGATTTTCTACATTGGGATGGTTTAGATGCTGTAACACCTGCAAGTAAACACGTATTAGATGCAGACACTAGATTTACTAAATTAGTTAGAGTTGCTATAAGGGTTATTAGAAAAGTTATATCTATGCTGCTTAATAAATATCAAACTGTTAATGTGTTAATGGCTGAGGGGAACCACGATCCAGCATCTAGTGTATGGTTAAGAGAGCTGTTATATTCTTTATATGAGGAAGAACCAAGAGTTAAAATAGACACCAACCCAGACCCTTACTACTGTTTAGTATTTGGAAAAGTAGTTTTGTTTTACCATCATGGACATAAGAAAAACTTTAAAATGTTAGATAATGTTTTTGTAGGTAAATTTAAAAAAGAGTTTGGAAATTCTGATTTTGCTTACGGTCATACAGGTCATTTACACCATGAAAAAATAGAATCTAATTTAATGGTTTTAGAGCAACACAGAACTCTAGCTAGTAAAGATGCCTATGCTAGTAGAGGTGGTTATTTGTCTGGTAGAGACAGCAAGGTTATTACTTACCATAAAAACTACGGAGAGGTAGGTAGAAATATTATTAATATAGATATGTTAAAATAAAAATTATGAAAGATAAAATTGTAGAGAACGTTGTAAATAAGTTTAAACAACGCTCAGCGTTAGGAATTAAAAAGTACAACACAACATTAGAGAAAAACAATTTAACTCGTTTAGAGTGGTTAACACACGCACAAGAGGAAGCTATGGACATGGTTTTATATTTAGAGAAACTAAAATCACTAGAACCCAATCAAGAAAACATACTAGACCAAATAGAAGAGTTAAACACTCCGCAAGGGAGGATAAAATTATAATTATGAAGAAATATAAAATATTAAATCTATACGCTTGTTTAGGAGGTAATAGATACAAATGGGATGAGGTAGCTGACAACTTAGAGATTACAGCCGTAGAGCTTGATCCTGAGTTAGCTAAACTATACCAAGAGAGATTCCCAAACGATAAAGTTATTGTTGCTGATGCACATCAATACTTATTAGATAATTACAAAGAGTTTGATTTTATTTGGACTTCTCCGCCTTGTCCTACACATAGCAAAGCTAGGTTTGCTAGAGCTACAACAACGACAGCTAAATACCCAGACATGAAGCTATACGAGGAAATAATATTTTTAGATAAATGGTTTAAAGGTAAATATGTTGTTGAAAACGTAGTGCCTTATTACACGCCTTTAATACCTGCTAAAAAAAGAGGTAGACATTTATATTGGAATAACTTTAACCTACCTAATAATTTAAACGAAAGAAAAGGGGGAATAATGGAAAGTGAAAACGAAGTTAATAAATGGTGTGATTTTCATGATTATGATTTTAGAAAATACAAGGGAAATCAGAGAGTGGATAAAATAGCAAGAAACTTAGTAGACTATGAGGTAGGTAAAACCATCTTAGAAACAGCATTAAACATAGTAAGAAAAAGCGACACAAAACAAACAACAATGTTTTAAAATTATAATTATGAGTATTAAGACAACAGAAAAGATAGTAGCTAGTGTTATAAGCAACTTTACGGCATCTCACTTTAACGAAGAGTTAAAACACACATCTTACTATAAGAGAGAGTTAAAGAATAGATTAAACCTACTTCAAAAGGAACTAATAAAGGCAGAGGCTAAAGAGTTTGATTTAATAGATAGTTTTGAACCAGAGTTATTGCATCATATAAGCAGTAACCAAATAGAGTTTATTAAACATATTGTAGATAGACCCTTTACAGAAATGGCTTTATTACAAAACATGATAGTAGCATACAGAAAAGACCCTAAAAGAATAGAGGGGATAATTAACAAAGTATTAAACCAGTAATTATGAGTAAAATAAACGGTAACAGGTATAAAGTAGAGGATTTTTATAGTGTTATTTACACTTTTCATAATTCATTAGATCGTAGACAAACATCGATAGCTGATTCACTAAACGTAAGTGAGTCTTATGTGTCTAGCTCATTAACTAAGTACTTTGATTTGCGTATGAATCTAGGAGTATTGGCTAAAAATGTAAAAAGCATGGATAGATTTGTAAAAATATGCTTAAAAGATGATGAATTAAATAAAAATTGATTATATTTGTAGAGTAGTTGCCTTCTCACATTATAGCAACTTAAAGAAATTATACAAGCCTTATAATGAAACGGAAGTGAGAAGCCGTGGATTTATGAGGCTTTTGTATTTAATTAACTTTTAATAAAATGGCAGAAAACAAAAAATCTTTTATTCTTTACTCAGACCTTTTGAGCGTTGTTGAGAAACTTGTTTTAAAGGATAGAGAGAACAAAACTAATTTCGGTGGGGAATTATTCCTACATATACTTAAATATGTAAACGACAAAGAGCCAGTTGCTATAGATTTTATAGTAGAGATGGCTTTTGAGCCTATTAAACTATCATTGAAAAGAGATTTAGAGAAATATAACAGATACATAGAGAAACAAAGGGTTAACGGTGCAAAGGGTGGTAGACCCAAAAAACCCAAAGAAACCCAACCCTTTTTAGAAAAACCCAAAAAAGCTGATAGTGTTAGTGTAAGTGATAGTGTTAATGATATATATTATAAAAAGAGTTTAGATGATTTAGTTTGGATTGAATCAATAGCCAGAAACTTAAAAATAAATGTATCACAAGTCAACAACTACTTAAAAGACTTTAAAACACATTTAGAACTAACAAAAGATAAAAAAGAGTCTTGTTTAAAATACCAACAACACTTTGTTAATTGGCTAAAAACTAAAAACCCTAAAAAATCTATTATAGCACAAGAAAACCCATACAAGGGGCAATTTTAAAAACTAAAATTATGGAATTTGACAAAGCAGTACAAAGATTGAAGTGGAGGTTGAGTAGTAACACGTCATTTAAGCCTAACGAAAACGACATACAGGCTTTTAATTGCGTTATTGGATGGATATCATCACAAAAAGAAATAAGCCTCTTAAATGACACCTTATTCGCTAAATTATATATTGAAAGACTAATAAAAGAAATAAGACAAAATAAGTCTACTGTTTTCAATGTTATAAATCAAAAAGAAGTGAGCCGTGTTTTATCTACTCCGATAGAATTATTTTACAAAGCATTTCATAAAGATTTGCATATGAACCAAATTGAAACTATTTTAGCAAACAAGTTAAAAAAAGATGTAACAAAAGAAGATTTAGAGGAAAAGTATAATCTTGACTACGTTACTTTAAAACTAAATCATATGATAACAGAAGCTAAAAATAGATTTGAAGGATGTTAGACGACTTAATAAAAATAGAGGAAAATAAAGAACCAGTAGAAAAGATTGATTATTCTAAATTCATAGTAAATCATGATGATATAGATAAAGACATTGATGGTTTTATTAGCGGTAAAATACCTCAAGGATTTGGAATAGGCATTCCTACACTAGATAATCATTTCTTAGCTAAAAAGAATGAGTTTTATATAGTTACAGGTAAAAAGGGTAGAGGTAAGACAACAGTATCACAATCTATACAGGTTATGCAATCTGTAGCAAACGGTTTAATTTGGGTTGTGGCTTTCCAGGAAAATAGTGATTGGTCTATGAAAGTTAATTACATGAATTATCTTCTTGGAGATTTTGCTAAAGATGTAGAGAGAACAGATAAAACAAGATTTGAGGAGGCTAAAGAGTGGGTTAAAAAACATTTTATATTTATAAATGTTGAAGATATAAAGACAGCTACAGATGTCACTAAAGATATAATAAACAACGGTACAGATGTACACGCTTTAATACTTGACCCTATAAACTCTTTTCGTAATGGGTGGCAAGACACAGGCAACGGTTATGCTGATGGTCAAGTAGCAGGTATTAACTTGCTTAAATTTGCAAACGATATATGTAGTGTACATATATCACAACACCCAAACATGGCAGGACAAAGACAAGAGGGTGCGGTTAATAGCTACCAAGCAGAGGGTGGATGGTTTTTAAATAAAGCATCCTTCACATATGTTTTGCATAGAGAGAAGGGAAGTAGTGAAAATGAGTTGATTGTTGAGAATGTAAGGAATAGATTGACAGGAGGTAGTGAGACATCAGACGAAAACCCTATAGTATTAGAATGGAGTCCAACAAAGGTAAATATAAGATACAAAGACGGATCAGAGCAGTATGATAATGTAATAGGTTACCTAGTAGAGAAATACAATGTTTTTTCGGTATCTAAAGAGATTGTAAATGCTATTCCTACAATGAGTCCAGAAGATGCTTTTGGAGATACGGATTACTTAGATGATACCCCTTTTTAAAAAAAACTGTAAAAAGTTTTGGTAGTTACGTTGGTATAGTGTAATTTAGCTAAAAAATAAATATTATGTTTAAAAAAGAACCGAGTTTAAGAGAATTGAAAATTAGAGCTTTTGTAGTGTTTGCAGTTGTTGTTATATGTGTGATGGTTAGCGTTGCTATGAGGTAACGTTCTAGTATAAGAAACGTA